AGTCATATGCAACTAGACAAAAGGTAGCCCTAAACAGAAAGAATCAATGGACAGCAGAACGAGTTGAGTTTACAAATAGAGCAAAAGAAGATCCAGAAATATCAGAGACGGTTCTTGGTGGTTTTATTTTTTCTTATGGAGCAATGGTTAATGAAATTCCATACGATCCAGATCTAAGTTTCTTTGGTGAAGAGATTTGTTTTGCTATGAGGGCTTGGACTAGAGGCTGGGATATTTATTCTCCTACCAAAAACATTGTCTATCATTTTTATTCTCGTGGTGGATACTATAAGATTTGGGGAGATAGAAACCTAAGAGGTTTGTCCTGGAAAGAGTTAGAAGAAATATCATACAAGAAGCAAAAAAGAATTCTTTGTGGTGAAGAAGAAGGTATCTTTGGTGCTGGAAACGTTAGAACCCTTGCAGAGTATGAGATCTTTACTAATACTAACTTTAAAGATTTTTATAGTTTGACAAACCCACGGCATTAGGGTATACTTAAAACATGTGGACTGGGGATATGAAAGACATTTTTATTATTGTTTTTGCAACACTGTCAATTTGCTTTGCAGTTTCATATTTGTTAGTGTTAAGACAATCAGTTAAACTTAAAAAAGACATTGCAAGATTGTTTATTGAAAATACTTTGCTTCAAGAATATGTTGATCTAACAAAATCTATAAAAACAAAAGAAGACTCAGATGAATCAATACATAAAGAAAACTTTATTAAATTTCTTTCTGACTCACGTGACTGGGCTTTTTCATATATTGAAAGTGTACAAAAAGGATTAACTAAGTTTGTTAATGATGTTGATGCAGATGTATCACACTTTGATGAATATGGAGAGGCACTGTCTATGTCAAGGCCTGATTATCCATCTATGAAAAATATTTCAAAGGCATACAAAGAATTAAAAACACTACTTCCAGAGGATGAAATAAAATAATGAAAGATATATTATTATCAACACTAACAGGTTTTGGATGTGGCGTTGTATTTGCTGCATTCAAATTGCCAGTACCAGCACCACCAGTTTTTGCGGGAGTCGCAGGAATTGTAGGGCTATGGGCTGGATATGCTATACTAATTAAGGTTCTATCCTAGGAGGAAACATGAACACAGAACAACTAAAGGCACTGCTTGCATCATACGGACGTTCAGTCCTTGCATCAGGCCTTGCACTATACATGGCAGGCGTAACAGATCCAAAGGATCTATGGACTGCCCTTGTTGCAGCAATTGCACCCGTTGCAATTAGAGCAATCAATCCTAACGACAAGGCTTTTGGTCTACTACCAGATGCTAAGGCCGTAGAGATGGCTCTGAAGGCTGCTAAGGCACCTGCAAAGAAGAAGGCACCTGCTAAGAAGGCAGCGCCAAAGAAGTAATATTTACTTACAGAATTGCCAGTCTAGAAATAGGCTGGCTTTTTTGTTTTATGAGTTAATAATGTTTATATATTTTTCTTTTAATGATTCTCTTGAAAAATGTTCAAACCCTAAATTAAATGCTTTTGTTTTCATTGCTTCTTTATTGCTAATAATATAGTTATCAATAAGGTTGGCAAGTGATTTAGGGCTTACTGACCAAACATCGACAGTTGCTTTAGCCTTAAAACTATCAATTCTTTCAGCCTCTAGTGTCCACTCATCTGGTAACACCGTTGTGTTTGGAGAAATTCTTGGCATAAAGACTGGTAGCCCACTCATCAATGCCTCATTCATTGGTAAACATAAACCAGCATACCTTCTAGGCAATACCATTGCATCGTAACCAGAGTATAAGTCTTGCTTGTTTGCAACGTTATCTGTTTCTATAATAATTCTTTCATCTGTTGATCTAATCTCTAAAGGTGTTTGTGTTTTAATAACTAATTTATAATCTTCCTTTGAGTATTCAAGCATCTTGATAACGGTTTCTGTTCCGTTACGATCCTTAACTGCTGCCTTGCCAGCAACATGTAGAATTCTTTTGTGGTCTTGTGCATTTATATTTCTTATATCTTTAAATAACTCTGCATCAGTTGGCGGCGGTAGATGAATAACTTTACATCTATGACCATATAGATCCTTAATATCATCTATATGCCAAGTACTTGGAGCCAATAGTACATCTGGTAATGACCAGTCTTTGTGTTGTAGGTTGCCTAAAAACTCGTAGTTATATTGAAGAATGGTTTTTATGCCAGCCATTCTGGCTATATCAATAAACTGTGGTGAGTAAAAGGTTTCACAACTAATAACAACGTCAAGAGTTTGTAAAAATCTTTTTATCTCACCACTTCTGGGAAACCCTCTGTCTGTCGTAAGGCAGTCATATCCTGCATACCAGTCTGGATGCTGCCTGTTTTGATTGAAAAAACTTGAATCAATAAGCATAATCTTATCAGGGTTTAACATATTTACTAGTTCTCTGGTTTGATTACCTAGGCCAGTGTTATCAGATCTTGCTACGATTCCTAGTCTCATTCTTTATACCCCCAAGAATTATCGTCTGTTGTAAATTTTTTATGACCATCACGACCATCTAGGTGGTAAGATCTTTTAATGTTTCCGTCAGGATGATAAATCCACAACTTGTGCTTGTTCCATCCATCTTCGTTAAAAATATCATATGGCAGCATATCATCTTGAACCTTGCCATGAAAAGTATCTTCTATAAAAAAGAATTTTCGACATGATGGCAAAACGATGTCTCTATAATAACTCTTTGTTGTTAGGTGTGGACGTTGGCTCCACTGAGCAGTCTTCATAAAACCATCTTCTAAGCCAAACATTAAATGTTCGTGGGGTGCTGGAATAAAGGCCTCAAAATGAAAACGAATCGTGTTTGCCTTGCCATACTCAATCATGTCTAAACATTTTTCCCAATCAATTGGATCAAGTGTAAGAGGAGCATCTCCTTCAATATAAAGAAGCAATGAAGTTTTTATTTCTTGAATTGTTGGGCCCATCATTCCTGTTTGATGCATATGAGTTTCAAAAACCATTGGCAAAACATTTTTATATTCATGCAAACATTTCCACAAGATACGATTTTTGTATTCATCATAGTCTGCCTTGCGGTGATTTTGTTCTATTCTTAATCCATCAATCTGCATAATTATTTCATTATCTGGAAAATGAAATCTAATAGACTTAATTGTTTCATCTATGATATCTGTATTTGGATGAGATGGCAAAACAGAAGTTACCACAACAATAGTTATATCTCTTTTATGCATTTATTTGCTCCATTATTTTAATGCCTAGATCTCTTTTATATTTAATCCACCAAGAAACAACCCTATGCATATTGTTTGGATAGTTTTCTAATAACTCTGGCAGTAGTTCTTCAATATTATTCCAATTATCTACAGAAGCAACAGGGAATTCAGGACCAAACATTTTTATATAAAATTTTGTCTCTGTCATGCTTGGATCTAGTTTGTCTGCAATTGGAAGAGTTAAAAGTTCTATTGATTCAAAGAATCTAAATGTATCTATTACTGCTGCCCCAGATGGACACGGAGCAACCTTTGCACTTGATAGTTTAGCATAGTAGTTTTTTGGTTTATCTCCTAGAGAAAACCCTTTTGTTGGTCCATATAGTGAATTCTTTAGCCTTGGCATAACTGAGGCCAACTCTTTTCTTCTTGCGTGTGTTATCTGTCCCCCAAAATATACATCATATTCTTTTTCTTTATATTCTGGAGCGTTATCCTTTAGGTGTTGTGGAACTCCAATTGGCATTTTGTTATACCCTTCATGCTTTTTATGAGGGTACTGGATCCATATTTCAATATTATTATGTCTAATTTTACTTACATCAAACCTAGCATTCTCATCTCCATTAATAAATAAAACAACTCTAGAAAGTTTATTTAATTCATTAGACAAGAGTTCTTCATTACCAGCAGTCTGAGGTCCAGGAATTACAACAAAGGCTTTATCTCCTTTTGGAATCTCTGTAACCCTTACTTGATCTACTTCATGCTTATCAAATATTTCTTTTAATAATCCATAATCCCATTTGTCATTTGCATAGTCTTGTCCATCATGAGAGTAAAGGTATGCACTAATCAATTTAATACCTTCCAAAGTTTTTCTTCTACAATAAGTTCATTAATTAAATCTTCATTTATTATTGATGGATTGCTTGCATAAATTATCTGTGAGTTATATTTTTTTATTGCATTTATTTTATTTTTTGTAAAGTTAATAGAAATATTTTGTAAATCATGAATAGACTTGAACTTATTTAATCTTGATTGATATAGTTCTGGGTATGCAATTCTATATGGAAGTTCTGCATATACAAAATATTTTTTATTAAAATGTTTCATTAAATTAAATAAAGTATCTGATAAAAAAATGTGGTCTGGGTGATGAATTCCTACTGGAATATATATATTATCAAAATCTACAATTATAGATTTTATCCAATCTATTAAATTATCTTCATTTTGTTTTCCATAAACATCATCTAATAGATCACCATTAATAACCTTAGCATTTATCATAGCACATGCTTCATCGTGCTCTTGTCTTAATATGGTATGTTTTTTATATCCAACTTCATCTGTTGGTATACCAGCAAATGCTGCTGCAACTGTAAAAACATCACCAATATTGTCAATAATGTAATCACCTAAAGAAAAAATTGCATCATCTGTATGTGGACAAAAAATTAAATCACTCATAAAATAAATGTACCTCATGCTGATAGTCTATTAGGTGTTCTGTATAGCCAATACCTTTGATAAACTGTCTCAGATCATATAGGTATTCTTTCCAGTACATCATCATAAATTCTGGATGACCAGACAGCCAAATCTTTGGTCTAAATTCTCTCATAACCTTTTCTGCTCCACCAAGGACACGCCACTCACTTCCTTCAACATCAAGCGAAATTACTGTTGGTGGCTTTAATCCTTTTTCATAAACTAATGTATCAATCTTTGTTTGTCCATATTTATTTGCTTCATATTGAAGTTCTTTAAATCCATGTGCAGCCTCAATAGGAGCATCTGCTTCTGGTGGAAATTCATTATAATAAATTCTTGCAAGTTTGTTGTCTTGATCTGATGCAAACCCAGGTATACAGGCTATTGGTTTTTCTAAACCGTTAGCACTCCAAAGCAATGGAAAGTGCGACCAGACTTTAGGGTTTGGCTCAAATAAAACAACCTCTGCACCCCACATTTGACACAAAGCAGGCATTTCACCTTCTTCTGCACCAACATAATAAACAACATCGCCTTTTCCAATGTTCTCATGCATAGACTTTAGGCGTGGCTTTTCCCATCCATGTGGCTGATACCAATCAGGACGTGCAGCACGATGCTCTGGTAAAGTAATTTCAAACTCACCATTAATTATTACTTTTTTCATTTCTGTCATTTACTTAACCATTCTATTAGTGCCACCTTTGGCATCCATCCAGTCAAAACTTTAAACTTTTCATTAGACGCAAGAGTTTGTTGCACTTCCCCAATTCTTGACGGGATAAACTTAACATCATTTGAAATCATATTAGCAATATCAATTATAGAATAGTTACTTCCATACCCTATGTTATATACTTCACCAAAACCATGACTTGCTTTAGATGCAAGGATGTTTGCTTCTACTACATCAGATATATGTGTAAAGTCTCTGCGCTGAGATCCATCTCCAACAACTGTCAGTGGTTTGCCTTCATGATATTGCTTTAAGAACAGTCCTATTACTGGT